TCTGCGGTACAGCCTTTACGATTTCCACGATGATGGTGGGCAGATTTTTAATCAACGAGGTCAGAAGGTCAATACCCGCCTGCACGATCAGAGGGATATTGCTGATGACCGCATTGACGATGCCGGAAATGATGTCCGGGATTGCCGCCACAATGGTGGTGATGATCTGAGGCAGAGCCTTAATGAGAGAAATCAGCAGGTCGATACCTGCCTGGATGATTTGAGGAATCGCACTCAGAACCGCCTCGATGATACCGCTGATGATTTGCGGAATTGCCTCCACGATAGCTGTGATGATTTGAGGCAGAGCCGCCACCAAAGAGGTCAGCAGTTGAATGCCCGTTTCAATAATCTGCGGAATGGCATCCAGGATAAAGTTGATGATACTGAGGATGATTTCCGGCAAGGCGGCAATCAGCACAGGGATGGCGGCAAGCAGACCATCGGCAAGACCGGTGATCAGCTGTAGCGCCGCATCCAGTATCATGGGAAGGCTGTCAATGAGGCTCTGAACAATGGTGATGATGGCTTGAATCGCAGCCGGAATAAGTGTAGGCAAAGCCTGTCCGATGCCCTGAACCAGGGACATCACGATTTGGATTGCCGCTTCCACCAGCAGAGGCAGGTTCTCAATCAGCGTGTTTACGATGGTGAGGACTGCCTGGATGACCACGGGAATCAGTTCCGGCAACAGCGTCAGCAGCGTGTTCAGCACCTGGGAGAACAGATCCACCACAGTTTCCAGTAAGGTGGGTAGCAGTTCACCAACCATTTCAAGCAGAGCATTCAGCGCCGTAGGCAGAGCCGAGATGATGTTCTCGATAATGGGAGTGATGTTGGTCAGCACATCCTGGAAAGCGTCAACCACATTGGTGCAAAGCTGCTCGATGTCAGCATCCGCGTCACCGAATCCAACCACCAAATTAGCAACCGCCGCTTTCATGGAGTTCAGAGAACCCTCAATGGTGTGTTCTGCTTCGGCAGCGGTAGCACCGGCAACACCCATGCTTTCCTGAATGACGTGGATTGCATCAACCACATCAGCATAAGAACTGATGTCATACTCGATGCCGGAAATGGCGGTTGCATCCGCAAGCAGACGCTCCATTTCTTCTTTTGTGCCGCCATAGCCCAGCTTGAGGTTGTCCAGCATTGTATAGTTCTGCTTGGCAAAGCCCTGGTATGCGTTCTGGATGAGTCCAATGTCCGTACCCATCTTATTGGCGTTATCTGCCATATCGGTGATAGCCATGTCCGCATACTTAACTGCAGCCTCGGTGTCACCGCCCAGGGACTGGATAAGGGATGCGGAGAAGGAGGTGACGGTGGACATATAGTCATTTGCCGACATACCTGCGGTCTTATATGCGTTGGCGGCATATTCCTGCAGTTTGCCGGAGGACTCCTGGAACAAGGTATCGACACCACCGACCAGCTGTTCATACTCGCCGTAGGCTTCAATGACAGCCTTGCCCAAGGAAACTGCGGCGGCAGCGGCAGCGGCAACACACGCGCCCATTGCCACACCAACCGTTTTTAGAGTACCGCCCAGCTTGGAGAATTTTCCCTCACTATCATCGGCGGCATCTCCGGCATCATCCAGTTCTTCTTCCAGGTCATTGGCAGGATCGCCGGTGTCATCCATCTCCTTACCGAGCCGGTCCATAGCTTCTTCATTGTCCGACAGTTCACGTTCCATGCCGTTCAGGGCGGCTTGGGCATTGTTCAGTTGGATTTGCCATGCCTGGGTACGACGGTCGTTTTCACCAAAAGACTCGGAGGCGTTGGCGAGAGCCTGTTTCAGCATCTCTACCTTTTTCCGCTGGGCTTCGACCTGTTCGGTCAGCACCTTATGCCGTGCGGCGAGGGCTTCGGCAGAACCGTCATTTTTGGAGAATTGGGACTCCACCAGTTTCATTTCGGAGCCAAGAACTTTGAAGGACTGGTTGATTTCCGTCAGAGCCTTTTTGAACTCCTTCTCGCCCTCAAGACCGATCTTCAGACCGAAATTATCTGCCATTTCACCACCGCCTTTCCTTTAGATTCCATCGGGGACAATGTCGTCGATGAACATCTCCCGTTTCGGTTTGGAGATACCGTTGTACTGTTTATGGCACTCCCAAAGGTCGAGGAGCAAACCAAACGGCATCAGCCAGAACTCATCCCAGGAGAGATGCAACTGGCCGATGCCGTAATATAAAAGTCGAGTAAATAACTCTCCGTCATTTACTCGACCACTGCGTTTTTTGCGTCTGCCTCGCTTTCAACATTGCGCTTGGTGCCCTTGAGCAGAGCCTCCATAATGGCAGATTTGTAGGTTGCCAGGTCAGCCGGAACAGTGAGCAGTTCCACCATTTCCTCAGTGAGCAGTTCCTTGGGGCTGTCCTTATGCTTGAGGTTGTGCACCAGAATGGACTGGTTTGCCAGAAGAGAGATGAGCCATACAATCTCACCGATAGCCATCTCGAAGTTCTCGGACTTCATCAGATGGTCACCCAGGTTCTCCAAGCCGCCGTAGCGACCGGCAATTTCCTTGGTGGCTTTGGTAGTCAGGAGCAGCTCGTAATCCTCGCCACCCACATTGATGACAGCTTTGCGTTCGTCAATCATTGGTCAGTCCTCCTTCTTAGTTGGGCGCAACCGCACCAAAATAGGGTTCATACACGGTTTTATACCAGTTGGTGATTACATCGACATCAAGAGCATCACCCTCGGTAACCTCTGCCTTCCAGGGATGCTTACCCTTGCTGTCCACCTTATTGCGGCGCATAATGGTGCCTTCAATGGTAGGCGTGCTGAAGGTGATGCTGTCACCCTTGGTAGCCAGTGCCGTTGCGGGAATACCGAACTTGACGCGGTACAGCCAGAAATAACGGTACTTGCCGTTGGACTTTTTGGCACGGAAACCGACAGCAACGGGAGTGCCGCCATCCTCGGCGGTGGAAATGACCACACCGTTGTTATCGATAACGGCGCCGGTGAGGTCGGAGGCAACGCTGCCGCCCAGGTCATCCACACCTAAAGAGAGTGTGCCGGACTTGAACTCCTTGACAATTTCAGACGCACCGTCATCGGCATAGAGTGTAGCCTCTGCCAATTCCACGGAGAGGTCGGCAGTCATTGCCTTTGCCATCTGTACCGGGGTTGCGTAGGATTCGTTGCCGTCCTCATCCTCGGTGATCTTGGCGTAGTACAGTTTATCAAGACCAATCGTAGCCATTGATTATTCCTCCATTTCATAGTGTTTGGCTACATCCACGGCATAGTGGTGGTAGCCTGTTTCTGTTTCATAACCGATGTATCTGCGGTCGGTTATGGTAAAATCCGCACCCAGGAGCATTTTCACAAGGGCATTTCTGTCCTTGATGTAGTTGCCCTGGGAATATAATGAAAGGCGCACTTCCTGGACATCCACACCGGGGGCGTTGTCGGCATGAAGGTCAAAGGACTCCACCATCGGAACAATGACAATGTACCGATCTGGGGCTTCATCCTTGAACACACCCGTCTCGATGGGGATATCCAAAGCGGAAAGCACGGTGTAAAGGTCAGAAAGGATATTCATCTCTTATCGACCTCCTCTTCAAATTTATTCTGCATTGCCGTAATTGCAGCAGACTTGGATGCAGTTTTGGCGGGCTTCAAAAAAGGTTTTGCGGGCTGACCGTGTTTCCCGTATTCCAGAATGTTGGCAATCTTTGCGTTACTGTCACCATCAGAACGAGGGTCAACAAAGCCAATTTTGACGTTGTGGTTGCCGTCCTTGTCCAACTTTGCAGGAGACAGGCCGATGGAGCGTTCCAGTTCGCCAGTGGAGCGCGAGTCATATTTTGTACCTTGACCCACGACCCCGGAGAGGTTGCCCTTGACCCTTGCCAAGACCACCTCGCCACCTGCTTCCAGAACACTTTCGGCAACGGCATCAAATTCGCTGCCGAGGCGGGAGATCTTCTGTAAAAACTCCTCCGGCATTTTGATATCAACCTTTGCCAACGGTAGGCTCACTCCTTTTTGCCAGCACTTCAATGTACATCCCACGGCCTTTGACATCTTCGACGGAGACAATATCGTATCTGCTGCCATCGCACACAATGATGTGGTCGGTGGTGATCCCTACGCCGGGAATGACACGGAAACGGAAAAGGTCGGTAGCCTCGGAGAAAGCGGCGAGATTTGCCCACCGCTGACTGCCGTGGCGACCTTCTCGGTAAACACGGACAGACGCGAGAACCTCATCCACAGTAGTGGAGAAGCCCTCGCTGTCCTTGATCCGTTTTGTTGCAACAATATCGGCAAAGCCGTTCATTTTTCCGAAACTCATGGTCACACCTTCCAATCTCGGTCAAGCCGAAGCAGAAGGTTGACCGTGTTCCAGACCTGCTGACCCGCCTGCACATTGTCCCCAAAGAAACCGCCGGTGCTGCCATCCCTGGATTCATAGAAGTGGGACGACAGCATAATGATTGCTTGCTCGGTAGTTGGGGGCATGGGTTCAAGTTGATAGGTGCCAGCCGGAATATGCTGATAGCTTTCCGCGTATGAAACGGCGGCGGTGATGTAGCACTTCAGCAATGCATCATCCGCCGCATGGTCGAGAATCAGATTCTGTTTTACTTTTTCAAGCAGAGCGTCCATCACCGCCA